ACTTGGATCAAGTACTATGTTATCATTACTTCTACTTGAGGTAATGTTGTTATCTGTTATACTAATACCATCAGTAGTAACTGTATCGGCATCAACTGTACCAGTGCTTGTTACATTACCAGTTATGTTAACGTTACCTGTGCCTGTAATGTTGTTACTGTTTAGATCTAAATCACCGCCCAATTGTGGTGTAGTATCATCTGAAACCTCAGTAAATGTAATGTCGCTAGTTAGAGCAAAAGTTCCTGTACCACCAGGAATAGTATGTGTGTTTACTGTTCCTAAACTTGTAATGTTGTTTGACTGTGCATCAAGATCTCCACCTAGTTGAGGTGTAGTGTCTTCAACAATGTTTGATAGTGCTCCGCCACTGCCTGCATTTGCTTCCAATCTAATAGTGCCTGATGCATCATCATATGTTAGAATATAGTTGTCTTGTCCACTACCTACTACTTGGTCTGCATCAAAAACTAGATTACCCAGTGCTACATTTCCTGTACCATTGGGTATAAGGTTAATATTATCATTGCTTCTAGTGGTACTAATGTTGTTATCTACTAGATTTAATCCGTCTGTGTTAACAGCACCAACTGTAATTGTATTAACTGTAGATGCACCTGCATTGGTAATTGTTTCCAGTGTTTGTGTAGCGACATTAATTTTTACTTGATTAGCACTTACAGTTGTAGTAACTAACCCTTCGCCATTGAAGTCAATAAAGTAACCATCTGTAACTGTCTGCGCACTACTATCATCACCAGCAATACTAAAGTTTGACATAGTGCCAAAACTAGCAATATTTGTGTCTACATAACCTTTTGTTGCCGCATCCGTACTTGCACTAGGTGTGCCAACACTGGTAATAATGTTACTACCCATGTCAATTGTTTGGCTACTGGTTACCTGGAATGTACCATCTACACGCAATTGTCCATCTACGATAGCAATACCTGTGCCTTGTGGATCAATAGTAATATTTGTGTTTGTTGCTTCTGTTGTAATTGTGCTATTTTCAATACTGAGCAAGTCAATTCTTGCTTTGTCTGTTACATGTAATACATCAGTAAACACATTTAGATAGCGTTTTGTGTCACTACCAACACTATAAGTGCCGTCTGTGTCAGGTACCAAATTACCGCCTAGGTCAGCATTGACATTAATTGTATCTGCATCACTGTCACCAATTGTAATATTACCACCGATTGTAACATTGCCAGTAACATCCAAGTTGCCACCTATTGTAGCATCACTGCTTGTGTTGACAGTTTGAGAATATAGGTCCTTCCAGCGTAGTGTTGCACTACCAAGGTCATTGGTATTAGTAACGCTAGGCACTAGACTGCTATCAAAACGTCCTGTCACTGTAATTGTGTCACTACTTGTATCACCTAGATCAGTATTACCATTAACTACAAGGTTTCCAGTAAATGTTGCGTTTGTTCCACTTATTGTACTAATACTCAGTGTACCAATAGTTGCGGTACCGTCAATAGTAATATCACCATCAATATTTGCGTTACCATCTACTTGTAGCGTAGCACCGCGGATACTGCCTGTTGCAACAGTGTCTCCACGGAACAGGCTATCACCACTAACTTCAACCTTACCACTTCCATTAGGGTCCAAAATAATGTTAAGATTTGTTTCGTCAGTGGTGATTGTGTTGCCAGTAAGTTTAAGATCGCTAGGAGTGTCACCGCCAATTTCGCCATATATTTCAACAAAGTTACTGTTTACTTTAATAAACGCTTCGCGGAGGGTATCGCCGGTTCCATCGTCTTGATTTGTGCCTACATTTATAGTTTGTCTAGACATCAATCACTCCTTAACTTACAGCAAACGCTGGTACTACATATGTTGTTCCGTTTACTTTAATCTGAAAATATGTGTCTGGTGCACTTGGTACATTACTTGCACTGCCTGCTGCACCCACGGTTCCTTGTGCAGTTGTAATAATGTTAACATGTCCTGTGCCTGCAGGATCTATATCAATATTATCGTTTGTAGTCTGAGTAGTAATACGATTATCCTCAAACTTCAATCTGCTATTAACACTAATGCTTCCTGTTGTGGCAACGTTAGTGCCATCAAATGTTAGTCCACCTGACATCTGCACATCGCCATCTGCGTCTACATATAAAATAGCATTGTCTGTGTGGTCTGTGAAGCGTAGTTCACTTGCTGTTGCTAGTACAACACGACCTGTGCCATTTGGATCTAAAATTATATTGCCGTTAGTATTGTCACTAGCAATAGTATTTCCGGTAATAGTAATATTGTTACCACTAGCCGCTGTGCTGTAAAGATACAGTTCGTCGAAGTTATCATTGATCTTATCAAAAGCCGTGCGGAGCGGATCACCTGTTCCGTCATTGGCACTGCTTCCGAGATTAACTGTTTGTTTTGCCATAGTTTTTGGACTCCTAAATTATTGTGTATTTATAAGTTAATTGTACCTAGCCGATTGCTAAATATTTTTATGATAGTTGATGAAGCAAAATTGAACACATTTTACTATAGGACAGTAAATGGACGCAAACAAAAATGCTGGACTACCAAAACAGTGTATAGTATAAGATGCGATAACTGTGAACGTCTATTTACAAGAACAGCAAAGGAACTTAATCGTAGTAGCAGTGCGCACTGTTGCGATCACTGTAATCCTAAAAAATTTGCGCAACGCCAGAGCAGTATTCTAAGAAAATTTAATAAATTTGATGCAAGCAGCAGTAAAAAAATTTAAATAGAAATACTAAATAAACGAACGATTTAATCAAATTTTTTTGACTAAATTTTTTTAGGTTGAATACCGGGAAAGGAAAAAAGAATGACTCAACTTATCGATCCAGCAAAGTTTACAAGTACAGTGGGCCTATTAAGGTCCTTTTTTATGGACAAAGGTTTTCACGAAGTACACACACAAAACCGTTTGTCAATCCTAGCGGCATGCGAAGATCCGTTTAATGTAGCAACATACAATTACGAAGGTAACGTTTGGCCCTTGCCGCAAACAGGTCAGATGTGGTTAGAATATGAATTACTTACTAAGCCTTCATCGAAAGGCTTTTTTTGTGTCAGCACAAGTTATAGACAAGAGCCTAATGCTATCCCAGGCAGACATGACACAATCTTTCCAATGTTTGAATTTGAAATGCCCGGTACTATAGAAGATCTAAAAGCAATGGAATATGAACTATGCGAATACTTAGGTTTTGATACTCCAACAGAAAAGACATATGCAGAATGGCAGTCACACTATGGTGTAGAAGGTGAACTAAAGGCAGAACAAGAAACACAAATGTTTACAGACTTTGGTAGCACAATGATCTGTGACTTCCCAGAGTTTACAAGTCCTTTCTGGAACATGAGTCGTTATGAAGATGGTGTAACCAGTAAAAAGATTGATGTCATCCTAGGTGGTATGGAAACAATTGGCAGTGCAGAACGTAGCACAGACGTAGATCAAATGCGTGACACATTCCATACAATCACAGATGGAGCATACAGTGAACTGCTTTACAAACTGTTTACAAAAGAACGTGTGGAAGCAGAACTAGAAGAATTTCTTGCCTATGACTTTTTCCCCCGTGTTGGAGGAGGCATTGGCATGACAAGAATGATAGCGGCGCTAGATAAGCAAGAGATTGCATTAGCAGCCTAACAACCAGTTTGGGGTGACGAAAAAGGTAGACGTGGGCCACTGTTTATGGTCTGTTTAAGTATGTGTTGCAATGTATTTAAGCGTGTAGGTTCGAATCCTACCCCCAAAGCCAACTAACGCCGGCCCATGTGTTTTGGGCCGTTGTCTCTAACTATCCAACTTAAAAAACGATACCAACGATCACTCAGCCGCTTGTACATAGGGTAGGTGCTCCAGTGGTCTTGCTGGATTTACACCTAAGAAATCGCCCCATGCACCATAGTAGTGTCTCATGCCTACTTCATCATGTATTGTCGAATTCTCATGTCTACCATGCAGAATGTTTCTTTTTTCTGTGCCTTCACGCATTGTGGTACCTTGCCCTGCAACGCCAATAAGGTCTTCGTGTAGATTGCGTCCAAACGGTCCCCAGATACTGTTGTGGTGTTTGATGCGTGTAGCTCTTTCTTCAGGCGTGTCTTTGCGTAGTCCGTAACCTTTAAATTCAATAAGCACTTTATTAGGACCTAGTGGAGTTACTGTGTCACTACGATAGGCACTACCCCGTAGGTTAAAGTTGAAACCTGGGAAGAGGTCAACCATATACCATTGGTTGGGCGGCAGATTGGGAAAAGATAGTTCCCCGCGATCTTCAAATCCGTCATACTCTTCATAGTTAACAGTAAAGCTGCTAACATTAACATGCCCGTTATCAAAAGGAATATTTTTTCTAGCGAAATATTCATCGTTAAAACCGCTCACTCTGTTGAAGTAGTGCATAAAGTCGTGATAGAATTCACTGTTTGTATCATGCCACAACTTGTAGTTTGTGTCAATGATTGCTTTGTGATAGTGAAAAACTTCAAGTTCTTCTGTATCAATTGCTTCTGCTATACAATCAAAAGCACCTGCTGTCCACTGCTCTACATCCATAGTTGGATTTGGATCCAGTGTTACCCAAACCATTTGTCCGTGTTTTACTTCGCAATGTAGTTCCTTGCCTTCTATAGGTCCACTTAGTGTACCTGCTGGCTTTGTGATTGCTGTGTCTCTATAAGCACGAACACCGTCATTTGTATTTACTGCAATAACAGGAACACCTGCTATTGTAGTCATGCGAAAATCTCCAAGTTCATACATCTCACTCAAGTGACACATAGGTACCCAGACCTTACTAAAAATCATTTCTTGTTCTGCTAGGTAAACTGCATGATTGTTGTAGCATTCACTACTGATGTATTCTACTTTTGGTTGTTTTAACCATTGAGCATGATTACGTGGTGGCATTTGTATCTCCTATATGTATACACTAATATTTACATACAGCAAGGCACAAAGTCAAAGATTATTTGTCTATTAGGATATAGTATATACCTATTAACATGATAAAGTCCAATACTGAACTCCGTCGGACTTATTTTTACGCAAAACATTATAATTTAAATATTCAGCAATAGTTGCAAAATATTTTTCACCAAATCTATATTGTAAAAACTGTCCTAGTTTAGGATTTACTACTGCATGATATGCATTTGTCTGCATACCTACGTCATTTAGTAAAGCATCTTGAATTGCAAAACCGCCCCTGTGATATAAATTATGGTTTAGTTCTACTCTTATACAATCATCGGCCAGATCTTCAATTGCTCCAACACATAGATTAATATATTTGCAATCTAAGTCTCGAAGATATCCTACAATGTCAGGAATTAAATCACATACACCTCCTAACACCACAGTATCAATAGATTGATTTAGATTGAATATTTCTGTGTGAAAACCGTTTACACTGTTTATTTCAAGATTGTGCTTGTCACTTACACGTTGCAGTGCATCACTATATTGACGTCTTGGCTCTATGCTAGTTACACTAGCAGCACCATTCATTTTCATTAGTATACTCCATACACCTGTATTTGAGCCTACGTCAACAACGTGTTTGCCTTGTATTATGTCAAGTTCATTGACAATACGATTAACATATTTGTTGTAAAAATTTTCTGTAATACGGTAGTCTTCAGCATACAGTTCTGCTTCTGTGCCAAAGCACTCTAGGATAAGATCGCGAGCATATCGCTCTTCAAACTCAGTTAGTGTATGATTAAACAAGTCCTATCTTCCAATTTTTGCTTTCATGCACAGGAGTATCAAATTTATATGTCCATGTACCTTGTTCATCTAGTATAAGCACTGTGCCTTTTGATTCATTTTTGCTTGTTATGTATTCACTATTGTATATACCCATTGCAACACTGACTCCATGTATTCTAAGATCACAGATTTTAAGCAATCCTGTGAGCTCGTGTATGTGAAGCATCAGACTGTTTATGCCTGTGTCATAAACAACTGTGTCAAACAAGCAGGTTGTTAGTCCAGAACTTACACTGTAATCCTGTGTTGTTTCTAGATGCTGAAGTGTAATACTAGCAGAATGTTTTACTCGAATATCAACTGCAATGCGCAATCGTTCTAGATAGTTTTTCATATGTTAAACAGCGAAACTTTCTCCACACCCACAACTGGCTGTAGCATTAGGATTTATTACTTTCAAATAACTTCCGCCAAGTTCTGTAACATAATCAATTGTACATCCAATGACAAACATTTCTGCCATTTCATCTACAACTAGATTACCTACTGTGGGTTCAGCATCAGTTACATCCCAAACATATGTAAAGCCTGAACAACCACCACCTTTTACACTAAGGTAAACGTTTGGCTGTCCGACTTTTGTAAGATATTCTTGTGCTGATTCTGTAACTGTAACCATATCAATATTTAGTTGGCATCCCGTAGGAGGATCGAACTCCTGTTACCAGAATGAAAATCTGGGGTCCTAACCACTAGACGAACGGGACATTGTTTCTCCTGGGCACCATCCATTCAATTATTTTATCTGTCGAATAGAAGACAGAACCGTGTTAGTCTCGATCCCTGCTAAATGGACCATCATCTAACTGTGCAAGTGCTGGACTTTTGTGATCTGCTTCAAACATTAGATTAAGACATTCAAATTCTTTTGTATCCCAATCTTCATTTGAACGCAACTGCACATCTGTTGCACCTTCGTCAATTGCTTTACGGAATGCTGCCATTCCTGCTTCAATGTCTTTAGTATAAACGTCTACTGATACACGCATTTTATTCTCCTGTTACCATAACCCAAGTTACATTATTTTCTGTTGAAGTGACACGAAAGTTACCTGCTTTACTCCAGTCTAAATTGTTTAGACCTTCATCAAAATAGTAATCTCCCACAGGTAAATTAGTTGCTGTAGTGTCAGTGTTATCTACCACAGGGTCATCCTGCTTGTTCATATAGTGTGCGCCTGCTGCCAGTGCACCAATAATAAGAAGTGCTTCCATAATCGATCCTTCTGTAAATGGCAGAGAGTGAGGGATTCGAACCCCCGGAGGACTCACGCCCTCAATGGATTAGTAATCCACCGCTTTCGACCGCTCAGCCAACTCTCCATTAATTAGTGTGAATACATCACACTGTGATTAAAATTTTGTATAGCCTGTTTAGCGGTTGTTCTGTTAACACCAGCCATACGCATAACGAACTTGATACTCTGTTCTTCGCTTAATGACATTGCATATGCTTCACGCACTGCAAAATTTAAATCTTCTTTTGGCATCATCGTTCTCCCTTTAGTTTCATATAGTATATGCTAAAAGGAGAACTTTGTCAACTATTCTTTTTTATATTTTTCATATGTTGCGAAGTTTTCTACGCCGCCACCATAAGTGTCAAAATCAAACTCCAGTTGTTGTTCCTGTTTGATGATATAGTCTGGTTTTACAGGCGGTTTACCCCATCCTGCTTCTACTCTCATTTTGTAATATTGTGCTAGACCTTTTTCCTTGCTCATGGAATCCTCCCAGGTTTATATTACTTCTCAAGTTTATAACAAATTCTTTTTTCACCCAATGGTGTTTCAAATGTTAATGCTGGTAATTCACTGTTTACAGTTCTGCAATCTGTTTTATTCCAGGTGTAACCTTCTGCTACTTGTGCTTCTGCCACTTTAAAAAATTCAGCATTATCATATCCAATAATGCCAGTTATAATTGCTATTGCTAATACCATGTGTCGATACTCCTCTAAGCAATATTTATAGAAAGGAAAAGATTTGGTGCGCCTGGAGGGACTTGAACCCCCACGCCGTTAAGCACTGGTACCTAAAACCAGCGTGTCTACCATTTCACCACAGGCGCATTATGTGTATTATATATACAGATTTTTTCTATGTCAATAAATTTATATCACAGTGTGGTAATAACTCTAAGTTTGTTGGTGTAATCTTAAAGATAGCAGTTATGCGAGCCACTGTTGTTGTACTTTTTACACCGTCTAATATTGTTCTTGTTTCTAATCCATATGGAGCAGGACTTAGTTGCTCTACTAGATGCGCACTTGTCTCACGCCAAGCATTCACAATATCCTGTCTGCCTAACTGTTGTACTTGCAGCATACTACGATAGTGTTTGTTGTTAAAGTATCCAGTAGAATAAAAGTCTGCTCTGGTTTTTTCTTCATTGTACTTTAGATCAATACCATCGTGTAATCCTAAATATCTGCAGAACTGCATTTGTGGCAAATCTTTGTATAAAACAAAACCCGTTTTATTAAACTGTTTTACAAACTCATACCCTCGATAAACTTGTTTTACAGCGAGTTCTGGACAGACACTGCCCAAAAAGAAATCTTCGTGTCTACGTCCAGTGCAATAGTCTGTAGCATCATTTAATACCCAGTAATAGTCATCGCCATTAATAAAGTACCAGGGTTTGTCTACTCCCAATAACTCTAGGTAATCTTTGTCATAGTTGCGCAAAAATATGTCACTGTACCAGGGCACAAATCCGTGATAAAAATCATCATACTTTTTAAAACACCATGGATCATACCATACACGTTCAAAGTCATTTATAGTGGGTCTGTGTACAATATGCCGCATACCCGTAGTTTGTGCAAATTCTATACCCGGCACAAACTCTTCCTCAACGGTTGGATTGTCTGTAATGCTGTTTGTATGAGTGAACAAACAATCAAACTCCATGCCCATATCCAGTGCAGCTAACAGTATTGTATGACTGTCTCTGCCGCCTGTGTAGTGCAAACGTATTCGAGATTCAGTGTCTCTGAGAATAGCAAGTTTTTGTTTTATTAGATCAGCAGTAGTTAAGTTTTGCAGTTTTGCAACATCCACTGCACTGTATGCATCTAGATGATATTGTGGCGCAACGGCCTCGCTAAACTGTCCAGTTTGCGCACTTTCATACAGTGCGGCATATGCATTGACAAATGTTTTTTTGCCTACTCGATAATGTTGTTGATACATACTTTACTCATAAAAATAGCGTATGAAAATTATAACAAACTCATACGCTATTGTCTATTTAAATTAAGCAGCTTCTTTGTTTGCTACTAGTTCGTCTACATTGATGAACTGCATATTGCTGTCACCAACTAGGTTGTCTAACCATTCGTTACGCTTTACAACCATCATGAATGTGTTGCGCGGAATGTCAGTAACGTTTTCTGTACCATGACCTGTGTGATCAGGGTTGAAGATTAGGAACTGACCTTTTTGTAGGTTAATTGACATTTCACTGTCTTCAGTCTTAAAGCGGAACCAAGCACCACCTGGCATGTCGTTTAGTTGTACGAAAATGCGCAGTGTTTCGCCGTGCTCTTGACCACGCTGATTATCAAAGTCAGTGTGGATAGCCATTGTATGACCTGGCTTCTGCTGGAAGATACGAATGCGTGTCTTTTCACATTTAAACCAGTCAATCATTGCTTTTAGTTTTGGACTGTTATAGTAAGACTCTGTGTAAGAGAAGTTTTCTGGTGCTTCTTCTGCCCAAAAATCTTGGATTTCTGTTGTTGTACTTTTACCATCTTCACTGCGGAACGCATTGTAAAGATAGTTGCTAACAATACCTTTATCTTCGTCGAATGCAACGATATTGTTATCACTTACTGCACGTTCACGAGCAGTATATTCGAGTGCTGCTAGTTCATTTTCCCAGTCGCCCTGAAAAATTTGTGAACTGCAATAGATGCCTGTGCTAGGATTATAGCCTTTTGCATCATACTGTTTTAGTTCTGACATGTCATTATCTCCTATAGGATATCAGTATTGTTGAACTTTATATTAGGACCCGTCGATCCGCGTCTTTCGGCGCTGTTCTGTTAGCGTATTTATGCTCAGTTAACTGGTCACTTATACAAAGTCTATTATATGGGCCGCCTCTGTTAAGATAAGCCCAGGATTGGTCTTTGCTTGTTGCAAGGTTAACTACCGGGCTAGGATCAACACCTAGCTCTTTACACACTTTAAGTTGAGTGCTTCTGTATGTTCTGCACATATAATCTGCATCAAAGTTTTTTAGTAAACCAATAGCAATGTGTTGTAAGTAAAAGTTAGTGTATGCATGGTGCTTGTATACACTTAATCCATCTGAGTAATCTTTACTAAATCTACAACCAATGCGTAGTTTGTTTACAGCAAAAGTTTTGCTAAGACTAAACACAACATCTTCTATACAACTGTAGGTAAAATCAAACACTATATCACTGCAGGTCCCGAACCAACAACAATCTACAAGCACAGGAATATCTAACTCTACACACTTTTGCATTAGTTCGCTGTAAAGATACATGCCTCCGTTGTCTGCAAAAGGCAAACTTACCACTACACAGTCGTTTGTGTTTAGATCGTCTATACTTTGTATTACTGTGCATTCTGTAGCATAGGTATGATAACTATACTCGCCTGCTAAAACCTTTAGTGTTCTGTTAGCATGTCTACAGTAAAATTTGTCAAAACTTTCGGTTGTGCCATGACTGAATACCGCATTAGGAAAAAGATCTAATCCTTGCACATGATTGTTTTTTGTTTTAGCAATCCAACTTCTATATGCACGTTCATATTCAACACTGCAATCTATTTCTTGTGTTCCGACT